GCCTGTTGGCTCGGACTCGCTACCGCCGCTCGAGGGCTCTTCCTCCGGATCATAGCCCTTGGCCTCCTCGAAGATCTCAGGGCCGAGGACAATCTGCCCGCGGTAAGGAGTGATCTCGCCGTTGTAGATCTCCTGCCGGATGCTCTCATTGTCCGAATAGGACAGGGTGATATGCGGGTTGTAATCCTCAGAGTCATGCGAACCGTCGCACCGCCAGAGGATGTCGTGGTGGCGATGGGACAGACGCGACGATGCGAACTGCAGGACGATGGCGCCTCCATCGAAGCACTCCACGGCTCGCGGTCCACCTTCGGGTACCACAACCTTGACTTCGTCGGCGTTGGGGCCGTACCAACAGTCCTCGCCAGCCTTGAACCAATCAACAGGCTTGCGGGAATAGACCACCGTGACGTGCAGCTCCGATCCGGCGAGCAGATCGGGGATGCCCTGCCCACGCGCCCATGAAAGGATATCGCGAGAATTGAGCACGGGTCGCCGGACGTATAGGGGCTTGGGTGCCATATCGCGGAACATGACAAGCCCGTCCTTTTGCTGCCCGGGACGAGGGGGTTGCTGACCGGATAGAGCCGGCTGCTTCTGGTTAGCGGCAGCGGCCGCTTGTGCTTGCTGCTGCCTGTTCCATTCGGCGACGGCCTGAGGATCGGTCGGATCAGGCATGCCCAGCTGCAGGCCCACGGGATCGGGCCCCATGAGATCCTTGCCGTCAATAATCTGATCCCACCCCGGGTATACACCCGACTCGGAGATCTGGTTGGAACGGGCTTCCGCCAGGATCTCCTTGTCAATGACGCCAGCGTCCACGTCGATCTTCCAGGTCTCGGCCTGCGCCTTGTCAGTTGCGGCCCGCTCTTGTTCAGTCGGCTGCCAAAGGGGATCCCACTCGTAGTAGATCTCCTCGTCTTCGACAAGGTTGAACGGTATACCGGCGGACAGGAGCAGGATCTTGTCGAGGCGACGGAGTGCCGGGCCGATCCGCATCTCCTGCTCTGAGGAGATCTTATCGTAGTAGTTGCGAATGTCGGACTCACCCGTTGCCGACAAGCCGGCAGGAGACTGCCCGAGCATGCGGGTGGCCGGAATATCCGCCGCGCCCGACACAATCAACAAGAACATCTGCACCAAAGCATCGAGGCCAGTGAGGTTGGCTTGAATACGCTGCCAGCTCTCGTCCTTGTCGAAGACCAGGGCATTGATCATGGACTTGAGTACGTTGGCTTCCTGCAAGCGCTCTTGGAATGCCTGCGAGTACTCTTCATTCGACAGGATCTCAGTGAGGTTCGGCACACCCAACACGTCCACCTTGGCTTCCGAGATCAGGGTGGCAATCGAGGAGATGGTCTGTCCGGCCTCCTTGACGGCATCTTGCACGACCTGGAGCACGGAGTCACCCCATGCGTCTTGTGCGGTGAGCAGCTGCGGCCGCCTCATACCGATGAAGCGAATGACGCGGGACGGGTGAATGTCCACCACGCCCTTAGTCTTGCTGTTGATGCTGTACTTGATCGGCTCGCCGAAGTAAGGGGACATGGGATCCCTGTCCAGGTCACCGCTGGTAATGTCGTAGCGCGACATGACGTGGACGAACTTCAACCCATCCTTGCCTACGGTTTCCGGCTTGAGCTCCGAGGAGGCGCTGCCCTGTCCGACACCGAGCACAAGCGCGGACCCACCATAGAGGCGCGCCTTGCTCAGAGCTTCGGCGACCTTTTGTTGGATACCGTGCTTCTCCTCCTCCTTGTAGATGGCCTTGAGCTGCGCTTCATCGGCATACCACGAGCGCCACTCGCGGGTAGCATCGTCGGCAGGGATGTCAACGATCTTCCGTGCCATCCAGTCCGTGCGGTAGGCGGCCTCGATCTCCTGAGTGGACAGCTCACGGAAGTACCACGTAGTCGCGACAGTCTTGTCCTTCACCGTGCCGAGGCCGGAGATGAGGTTCTTGAGGCTGTCAGCAAGACGGGCCAGGGAACCCGACTCATACTTGGCGATATGCGGGGCCGGCCCCCTAGCTTCGACTGGCAAGATCTTCGGCATTGATGACGACTCCTAGTAGGGGGAGGTAGGTGAAAGCGATGCACATACCCACGAAGGCGAGCAGGCAGGCAAGGGCAGCAATGATCAGAGGACAGGTTTGACAGCCCTCTGGCTCGTAGCGTCTCGGTGGAAAGTACTCGGCAGGTCTCATCTCACCCAACTCATTGTGAAATCATACGACGAGGCAGCGGGCCAAAAAGCCATCATCACCGCATCTGCAAGGTTCGGCGACTTCGTTCCCTCAGGTGTTTTGTCCACCACCAACTTCAACAGTGCAGTCGGCGATGCGGTGGGCTGCGACAGTTCTTTGCACAAGCGCGGAAGCAGATTGCCGATGGCAGCACTGTCGAGACAGATCAATTCGTCGGGCTTGAAGGTCTCCCCCTTCTCAACCGCGCGCCATGTCCGCTCGAACCTGAGCCGTAGCTGCCACCAACCTTGTGCTTTGAGATTGGCGTAGAAGTCTTTGTTGAGTGGCGACTGTCGGTCGTGCGGGATAACGTGGTCATCGGGCTTGAGGGGGCTTGCCGACGCGAACCAGGGCTGGATTGACAGCCCTTTGGGGAGCAGCTTCTCTTGCCGGAGCCTGTTGCTTTCTGCTTTGACACCTGACCCCACGCCTACCGCATCATACCAGAATGAGATCCTTGGCTCCTTGAGCCGTTCGAGGTTCTTGATTGCGCGGCGGGTGGTCTCTGCCGTGTCCGACGCACCCCACTCGTCCAAGAACTTGAGGGTGACACCCTTGCGCGCTGCCTGGGCATTCGTGTCGCCACCCCCATCGGCCACGTCGAGCGCGGAGACAAGTGGTCCCCGCTCACCCTCGCCTTCCTTCCAGCCCAGCTTCTTATGCGCGTCGATTGCGGCCTTGACCCACTCGGACGGAATGATAGTGCCGACGACTGCACCCGAGTAATCCCTGTCCACTTCCTGCTTGAACTTGTGGAGCAGGCCCTCGGCCTCGGCCTTGGCTCGCCGCTCTGCATACCAGGCTTGTGTCTTCTCCGGGTGATCGGACCAATCGAATACGAAGACGTTGGTGCGATCCTTGACAACGGGCTTACCTGGAAACCAGTCCACCCCCTGATCGCGCTTCCGCCAGAAGACATTGCCGATACCGTTCACAGACGAGATGTCGATCTGTACGCGCGTATTGTCCATGAGTGCGGCCTCAATAAGCTCCGGCCGCTTGTAGTGCGCCGACTCGTCCTTGAAGTAAATCAGCTTGCGACCACCTCGCCCAATGTCGTCGCCGATCTCACCCGTGATTTGATTGCCATTCTCCGGGTTTAAGATACGCTGGTAGTACATGTGCTCATCCGGCAAGAAGTCTTTCGGCCAGAAGATCGGATTAAGACGACGAATAGCGGACCTGATTTTCTCAAAGATCGAGTCCATATCGCCTAAGCGATCGACTAGATCTCTATCGCGCGAGCCCCACCCAATTGATGCGCCCGGACGGAAGCGCCAGAGCCAAATGGAGAACCCGACACATACCCACGTCGCACCAATATCTCGAGACTTCTCCGCGAGTCCGGATGCCTCACCGTCGAGACAGGCGAGAAGGAATTGCACGAACTCGGCTTGCCTCTTGAAAAGGACAAACGGCATCCATGCCTGTTTGCCGGATGCTGCCTTGCGCGGGTCGTATGTATCCAACCACGCACAGATAAACTCAACAGGATGACGACTGTAGAACCGCAGTGCACCCTTACGCACCTTCTCTGACGATTGCATCTGTGCAATCGAGAACGCGCGCCAATCGAGGACGGCCTGATAGTCAGGAGGCCAGTCGCTTGTGCTCGATATAGCCCGCGGTGCGGGCAAACAGCTTTTCCTCTTCGTCGTCCCCAAGAGTCTCGCCGTTCTCACTTGGGCTAGACTCTCCTGCAAGAATTGAGAGGAGATATTCGAGCTGTGCTTGTTGCTTCGGTGTGAGTCTCGCAACTTGTTCCTGTGTCAGTACAAGCCCAAAGCCCCGATGCTCAAAGCCGAGGTCGGTGCCTTGGGGTGTTTTTCCATAGCCCCGCTCCAGAAGGCCGAACCAAATGTTTGCGCGCGTAGTGTGGGGTGTCTTCTTGGACCGCGCAAGTTTGACGAGCTCTTCAACAGCTTCTTCGGTGTAGACACGGGCAAGGATAGCAGCACGGGCTCGCTGATTTGCAGGCAGGGAGGAGACGGCATTTTTGGAACCCTTGGGACGACCCGCACCCGGACGGGCCCCTCCCCAATTGCTTCCAGGTCTCTTTCTGCGTAACGCCATTTTGTTTTCTTTTCAGCTACTCTTCTACGTTGGTACCAGAGCGAAGCTACCGCACTGACGGTGCCCGCCTCCCCCTTGCCCAATCATACTCCATCGGCGAATTACGCTGCCTCGAGCAGCTCTTCTCCGATCAGAATGGTTGTCTTGCGACCCATGAAATCCATGAGTACACGAGCTCTTTGCCTATCGTCGGTCCCCTGGTAAATTCCCTTCTCGTATGCGAGGGGTCCCTGCGACGGAGTTACTGTTTGTCCGAACACGAAGCGCCGAGGTCTTGTTGGCAGCTCTACATGCCCTCGATTGTTCTCCCTGCTTTTCAACTTCTTGATTACGCCTTCCGGCAGGATCGCGGGACCGTTACCGTCCAAGATCACCCCTGTCACACCGAATGTGCCGAGGAGGTATCGCCATTGCCCATTTTCCGTGAACACGAACAAGTAGCGGGGGAACAGACAACGGACTTGCGTGAGCTTGCGACCCCTCTTGACAACGACCTCTTCGAACGTCGGAAGATAGACCCTGCCGCCTTGGCGTTCGATGTTCTCCCCCGCCCAGCGTTCCTTACCCGATTGTGTCTTGGCGACAATCCAATGCTGCATCCCGGGGCAAATAACCCCGATCAGCGACGGGTTCAATCCCTTTGTGCGGCGCGGAACCCGAGATTGAAGGCACGCTCCATATAACGCCGGAAGCGTATTTGCCCTTTTTCATCAAGGCCTAAGTCGAAGGCATAGGCCGGGATGGCGCGTTCTAACAACTGGGAAAAATATCGGGGCCCCTTGTCCAACGCCTGTTTCGGGAGCTGGAATGTGCCGGGTTGTGAAGGGACGGGAGCCGGCTCTGATCGGACGGCGGGAGTAGCCCCGTTGTGTCGCGATTGAGGAGCCAGCGCTTTGCCATTCCCGCTACAGGGACGTGCGCCGAACTGTCGCTCGTAGTCTGCCCAGGACCAGCTCAAGGACGGATCACTGGCCGATACAAGACTTCCCCGCGCGGGCGGAGGTGCGAACGCGCGCTTCGTTCCGTCCGGCAGGAGCCATATCCTGTTTACCGAGGGGCTTCCACCCGAGCACTGACGGGTCGATCTCCTCCACCTCGATTGTCTGACCCGAGGGCGCGCACTTCGTCGCCTGGAATGACATGCGGTCGATCTCCCGCGCGAAGTCGTAGCTGGCTTTACCCGGGACCATCTTGCGGAAGTCGCGCGCCAACTGATGCAGCGCACGAGACACGAGCTGCCATGCTTCGTCAGGTGTAGGCTTCTTCACAGTTGGGCAATCCTCTCCTGATACTTCTCCTCGTAGATGCGCTCGAGGGCATCGAGTCCTTGCTTCACAGCCGCGCTGACCTCGGCCTTGATGGTATCGAGTGCGACGGAGAGCTTGTCGGCGCCTTCCATGCCATAGGTACCCTTGATGGCGAAGATCTGCTTGCGCGCAAGCCAAATGATCGCGGTGTCCAGGTTGCAGATGTAGGCTTCGGACACCCAGTTCTCCTTACCCTTGTTCTTGCCAGACTGGCGCACCTGCCGCCTCTGACACAAGAACTGCAAACCATCCCACGCAAGGCGCCACCCCTCGTTGATTTGAATGACGATGCCGGAGCGCCCCTCGTCTTCGTCTGAGGCCTGCCGTTTGACTTTCTTCTTCGTCGCTTTCGCGCGCGGTGCCATCAGTCAATGTCCTCCAAAGTACCCCTCAATAACTGGAGCCCTTCGTCAAGCTCCTTCTCTGTCATTACATACGCCGGAGCAAGGAGAATTGAGGTAGTACCCGTTCCTGCCGTGTCGTTGTCAACGTAGAGCGCCACTCCCTGCTTCAGTGCTCGTTCGCGCAGTCTCGAGTAATCAGGTCCACGCCGCAAGCGGATGCCCCAAAGAGTACCGACACCCACCACATCCTGCACACGATCCCACTTCTTGATTGTCGGCACGGCGATGGTCTGGAGATGCGCCATGAGCCGATTGCGGAGCCGCTCCGTGTGTTTGTATACAAGGGACGCGGCGACGATTGCCGCGCATCCGATTGGCGAGTTCTGATTTGTCGAGGAGTGCCAGAGCTTGCCGGAGCCCGTGCGACAGGCCTCGGCTATGCGCTCGTTGGCAATCACCGCGCTGATCGGGAAGTACCCACCGCCGATACCCTTACCGACACAGATTATGTCGGGCTCCACGCCATAGTGCTGCCATGCGAAGCAGTGTCCCGTGCGATAGTTGCCGCAAAGGACTTCATCGAAGATCAGCACCGCTCCGAACTCCGCGCACAACGTCTTGATCATGAGCAGGTAATCGGCACTTGGCGGCTCGATGCCTAGTGTGGTACCCCCGATAGTCTCTACGACAACGACGGCAGGAGTTTCGGCAAT